TTTTCATTTAACCTAGTATTAGATAATGAGTAAAGACTTTTTATGGGTCGAGAAATACCGTCCTTCTACAGTTAAGGATTGTATTTTACCTGATAGCATCAAGAATGTTTTTCAGGGTTTTGTAGAGCAGCGTGAGATCCCCAATCTTTTGTTGTCTGGATCTGCTGGTGTAGGTAAGACAACCATTGCTAAAGCTCTATGTGATGAGATAGGAGCATCTTATATTCTGATCAATGGATCAGATGAGGGTAGGTTCCTTGACACTGCTAGGAATAAGATCAGACAGTTTGCTACAACCGTCTCATTGACCTCTGGAACGTCCCACAAGGTCGTTATAATAGATGAGGCAGATAACACGACCAACGATGTTCAACTGTGTCTGAGGTCTGCTATAGAAGAGTATCACAATAACTGTAGATTTATTCTTACGTGTAACTTTGTCAATAAGATAATTGAACCACTTCATTCACGTTGTACAGTTATAGATTTTCGTGTGAAGAATGGACAGTCTGTACCTTTACAGGGACAGTTCTTTGATCGTCTTAGAAATATATTAAAAACAGAAGATGTTAAATTTGAAGATAAAGTTCTGGCTAAACTTATTACTAGGTATTATCCTGACTGGCGTAGGGTTATCAATGAGTGTCAACGCTATTCTGCTAGTGGAGCCATTGATGCAGCTATTCTTGCTGACGTTGCTGATATTAATTTTGATAGTCTGCTTTCGGCATTAAAGAAGAAAGACTTTAAGACTGTTAAAGGGTGGGTAGTTCAGCACATGGACAGTGATCCCACTACTATATTCCGTAAGATATATGACAGTACATATACTGTTTTAAAACCTGCTTCTATTCCAGAGGCAGTTCTTATAATAGCAAGATACATGAAAGATGCTACTATCGTTGCTGATCATGAGATTAATCTATTAGCATGTCTTACAGAAATTATGATGAGTTGTGAATTCAAATGAAAATTAGTAAAGAAGAATTAATGCATTGCCGTTTACAGGCATGGTTAAGAGAAAACAAATCTGATGATGTAGAATATCTTGGATATTATCCTGATATTTTATGTCAAGATCATCATTGGTATCGTATAGGAGAACATGAAGTTACTGCTGATGCCATTGAAGATATATCTTTAGTTGAAGAATAACTATGACTATTATGAAAAAATTAAAAAAAGAAAAATTAAGAAACCAAGTCAAGTCTAGATTTTATTATTTGTTCTGGGGTCTTGCAACTGTATCAGTATTTGCTGGTCAGTTATATGTCGGATCTGGATATAGATCTTACGCAGAATCTCTTAACAGAATATTTGATGCAGTTGAAGTAGAAATGGCTCGTCCTAAATTTTATTAATGAAAACTCTAAAGTCATTAAAGACACCACTCAGGTATCCTGGTGGTAAGTCAAGAGCTGTAGCAAAGCTACTACAGTTTCTTCCAAATCTAAATCAGTATAAGGAATTTCGTGAACCATTCTTAGGTGGTGGTTCTGTAGCATTAGAAATTACAAAGAGATATCCTAACATAAAGATATGGGTTAATGATTTATATGAACCATTATATAATTTTTGGTGTGAACTACAGCATAGTGGACAAGATCTCGAAGATGCTATACTCTCTAAGAAGAATCATTATCCTGATAGAGATACTGCTAGAGAACTTTTTAATAATTCAAAAGAAGAAATAAATGACCAAGAAAAATCTAAATTTGATCGTGCCGTCGCTTTTTATATCGTTAATAAGTGTAGCTTCAGTGGTCTCACTGAGTGTTCATCATTTTCTCCACAAGCATCCGAATCCAACTTCTCCTTTAGAGGAATTGAAAAACTCTCAGAGTATTCGGAACTCATTGAGAACTGGACCATCACCAACACCTCCTACGAAAAACTTCTAGGAGACGAGAAAGATGTATTCATTTATCTTGATCCACCCTATGATATTAAAGACAATCTCTATGGTCAGAAGGGTGGTATGCATAAGAAGTTTGATCATGATCAGTTTGCTAACGATTGTGACAATTTTACTTCTTCAATGATGGTATCCTACAACTCATCTCAGATTGTAAAGGATCGTTTCAAGGAGTGGACAGTTGGGGAATTTGCACACACTTACACCATGAGGAGCGTGGGATGCTATAATATAGATCAAGCAACAAGGAAGGAGTTAGTCCTATTAAATTATGAAATGTGAAGTAAAACTATTTGTGGCAGGACAAGTCTTTAAGGAGACTGTACATGCACGTAACTATGATGAAGCAAGAAAGGTTGCACTTGCTCGTAACCCAAATGCTAGAGTAGTATCTGTTAACGCATTATTCTCATGAAACCTTTAGAAGAAAAAATTAAAAATGCAGAGGCTAGGATCAAAGAGTTACAACTCTTGATCGAAGCTTGGAAAAAGAAATTAGAGGAGACTGATGGATTATAAAACATCTGGTGTGGATATAGAAGCAGGTAATGCTTTTGTTGAAGACCTAAAAAAGAAAGCACCTGCTATTGGAGGATTCAATGGTATGTTCGAGGTTCCTCGTGGTTATGAGGAACCTGTTTTAGTATCTGGTGCTGATGGCGTAGGTACTAAGATGAATATAGCAAGAGTTTTTAATGACTATACAACTATAGGACAAGACTTAGTTGCTATGTGTGTCAATGATGTGATCTGTAGTGGTGCTAAACCATTATATTTTTTAGATTATATCTCCACTAAAACAATTGATAATAATGTTGCTGATGTTATGGTCGGTATCCTTAAAGGATGTGAGATAGCAGGTGTAGAATTATTAGGTGGAGAAACAGCAGAACATTTTAGGCAGAATGATTATGATATTGCTGGATTTTGTACTGGTATAGTAGAGAAGAATGAAATTATAGATGGTAGTCTTATTAAACCTGGTGACAAGGTAATAGGATTAGCAAGCAGTGGAATTCATAGCAATGGATATACTTTGGTCAATGATATGTTATGGAGACATAAGATATACTATAAGGATACACCTGAGTTAATTGTTCCTACTACAATCTATGCTCCTATAGTTCAAGAGTTGTTGGATGAATATCCTATTCTTGGTATGTCACATATCACAGGTGGTGGTATTGTAGGTAACCTTCCTAGATGTATTCCAAATGGATTAGAAGCAAGAGTTGATTATAATTCTTGGCCACTACCAGAGATCTTTAAGAAGATACAACTTGCTGGTGAAATAACAGAGGAAGAAATGAAGAGAGTGTTTAATCTTGGTATCGGGTTCTGTTTAATAGTTCCACCAGATGTTACTATAGATACTACAATCCCTCATTGGGAAATAGGAGAGGTATATGAAAATTGATACACAAGGAATGAGTCTTCCACTCGATCCTAATTACATAGAGAAGACACCAGTAGAAGAACAACGAAATAATTTAAAACCTGCTACTATTAAACCACGTAGGTTATTTACCGACACTTATGCTAAAGAGATGAAGATACTTATCAATGAAGTATTAGATGAACGTGAGCATAAGAGGAGATTAGCAGGAGCATATGATGATGTTAAACCTTTACCACCATCATATTTTGATACTGAACATTTCAAACATTTAGTTGGTGAACCAGAACCAGAGTATAAAGATTGGAGTCAATCTGATAATTCACAAGAAAAATATCATCCAGGATATTATCAATGAGAACACAGAACAAAGAAAATTATTACTATATCTTCTGGGTTGTAGCAATGATTGCTTTCATAGTTCCTCAAGTCTTTACTGCTATAGCATATCATAGGCTTGCAGATTTATTAACCAAACCCATACAAGTTGAGCATGTAAATGAAAATCACTCAAAAGATAATTGATGACCTCACTGAGGCATTAGCACACACCAAGAAAGATGGTACTGAAAACTGGAAAGATGGTGATGAGATAGATGTCTGTCTCGCTGGCACATTTGCTGCTGACAAATTTATTACTCTTATTAATAGGAGCAAGGAGAAATGAATATGTGGTATGTTATAGGGTGGACAATAGTTACACTGTGGTTACTATCTAAATTTGGAGTGTTTAAAAAATGAGACTAGGAGTTATGTGTTCAGGTGAGGGAACTAACTTCGAGAACATAGTTCATTCATGCCCTAAGCATCAAGTCGTGCTTATGGTATATAATAAAAAGCACTGTGGTGCTTCAAAGAGAGCAGATAGATTAAACATTCCTTCTGTTCGTATTGCTAGTAAGCATGAGGATGACATCATTAAAATATTTGAAGCATACAATGTTGATATAATTGTTATGGCAGGATGGATGAGAGTCATGACCAAGAAATTCTGTGATGCATTTCCTGGTAG